AGCTTCCCGCCATCAGCGCGGAGCAGTACGCCAGAGAGGATCGGATGGGTCTTGCCATTGCCGACAGCACGCGCCACAGCACGTAGCGCACGGCTGAGGTCGGATTGGGTGCAGGTGATCTTCATTGAGCAGCAGCTTCAGAAAGGGAACAAAGGATGCCGTCGCAGTCGGCTTGGAATGATGCCACCAGATCCAGTGGGATGGGGCGGTCATCATCCTGCGCGTTGTCGCGGATGGCATCGGCATAGGCGCGTGCCAGTACCAGGGTGTCGTGCAGCCGGTTGATCACCGGCGATTGCTTGGCGGGAATGTCAATGGTGTCCATGGGTCAGCCTTGTGGCCAGTGCAACCCTACTCCGCCGTGCTCCATCCTGCAACAGGACCTAACAGACCTAACGCATTCCTAACAGGCTCTGTTAGGCCAAAACCCCTTGCCACCACTGGGTTCTCTCCCTTACCTAACAGACCTAACAGAAAAAGGTATAGATACATATGAGAGAAGACCTTACCTACTGGGTAGGGGGTACTACATCTCTCTATAAGGGGGTCTTCCGAAAATCCGTTAGGACCGTTAGGTTTGTTAGGAATGAGTGGTGGACTGGGTTTTGGGCCTAACCAGCACCTAACAGACCTAACAGCTCAATGCTCATTTGCACGGCACGGCTGGTTCCGCCGCCACCTTTAAACCAAACAGCACCGGTCTTCACGGCGCCTGGCAAGCGCGCCAGCACGATCGGCCAGCAGTTGCCCCATGCCGTATCGGAGAGCATGTGAGCGATGGCGTTAGCCGTGTTGCTGACGATCACGCAGCCATCCTCAGCCTTGATGCCATGACGTCCGAGCACGTTCTGCGCCTCGGTGGGCGTGACATGCGGATCACTGCCGCGGTGCAGGGCAAGCTCCACCAGCTCTGCGATGGTGCGCGTGACAGTGCGGTCACCTTCAACGCGAAGCTGATGCTGCAGGATCGTCTGCAGGCAGCGGCGCTCGTCTGGCACCTCCACGGCCTGGCTGTAGGCCGTCCAGTCGTTCTGTTCGATCAATGCCCATGCCTGCTCGCGGGTGACCACCTCACGCGACTGCAGCGCCCATGCACCGGCCAGGAGGGTGCCGTACTGATCGCCAAGGCGCTGTGAGTCGAATGCTTCGGCCGCGGCCTTGACGAAGACCTTGACCGACTGGCGGATGGTGGGGATCAGAGCGATGGTGCGCGCGATCAGGCGCTGGCCAACCTGCTTCGAGATGAAGCGGTCTAGGTCGCGGTCCAATGCCTCCCAGTGCGCGGTGCGTTCATCTTTTGGCAGTTCGGCCGGGTTGCGAAGCGTGAGCTGGGCAAAGCGGGACTTGTCGGCGCCCTGCTTCAGCGCGGTGGCAATGCTGCTCATCAGAAACATGGAGCGGATGGTGTACCGCTGCGTGTCACCTTCTGGCGAGCCCTTGAGGGTATGCGCGCGGCTCTCACTGCTGGCGACACGTGCGAGCCCGAGCACTGCTTGCATCCGCTGCTGATCGTTGCGCTCATTGCTTTCGGCTTCATCAAAGACGACTGGCAGCGCATCCGCGCGCAGGGCCTGGCGGATGCCGGGTTCGGTGGTGTTACCGGCGACGATGAGACCCATGTCGCCGAGCAGTGTGGTGACATAGCGCCCGAGCACTTCGGACTTACCGGAGCCGGATCCTGCGGTCAGCCAGGCATGTGGCCGCCAGTCGAGCGCGCCGCAGATGGGTGCAAGCGTGACCCAGCCAGCCAGCAGCATCCCGGATGCTGGCACCTCCCACAGGAAGCGCTCAGCAAGGTCAAGCACCTGGAAGGCGCCGTCGTCATCCAGTGGTTGCACGCCTGATGGCCCTTGCAGGCGGCTGAGGCGCTGGTAGACGTAGCTGCTGCCGCTGATGCCATCGCATACGGTGCGACTGGCGCCGTCAACGATCAACTGATCACCAAGGTGAAGCACTGATCGACCGCCGTCCCACCATGCGCCACGGCCGCGGATGCGATCGGGCGAGTAGACACCAGCCGCGGCCTGCTGGGTGAACATGCTGCTGGCGGCTGCAGTCCAGTTGACGCCTGTTTTGGATGGGTACAGCGTCTCCCAATACGACAGCGGCGCCAGCGCGCATAGGTTGGTGCCGGTGTGGCTGCTGCGCGATAGGCGGCAGACCTGCCCGGTGCTGATCGGCTGGTAGTAGTAGCCATCGCCGTCAAAGCCAAGGCAGGCAAAGTGCTCACCAGCGGCTGGCAGCGGTTCAGGGTCTGGCTGCGCTACAGGCTCAGACGGCTCCGGAGCAGCGGTTGGCGCCTCGATTGGCGGTGAGCGGTTGGCCTTGAGGTAGGCCGCGGCTTCGGCTGGCGTCCATGTGGCATCAGCAAGATCCCACCCATCGGCAACGCCGTCTGGTGTGGTGACGATCCGCACCTGCGCGGCGCCGATCGACAGCAGGCGCCCGGCCAGCTTGACCATCGCCTGGCGGCCGACATCATCAGCATCAGGCCATAGGGTGCAGCGCCGCCCGGCCAAGGGTGACCAATCGGCCTTGTCGATCGCTTTGCAGCCTGATGGCCAGGTGGCGACTGCAGCTGATGGGAACAGGCGTGCAGCGGCATCGGCGGTCTTCTCACCTTCAACGATGAGCACCGGCGCATCAGCGGCCCGCCGCGCCCAGTAGAGCGGCCTTGGCGCTGGCGGTGCTTTCCATCGCCAGCCGGTGCCGTCGTACCAGAGTGGTCTGATCTTCTTGCCAGGGAACCGGCAGACGATGAAGGTGCTGCTGTAATGCCATACCTGCTCAGCCCCGGCAGTCGGTGGATCCGGCACTACCGCTAGATGCTGCTCAATGCGCTGGCACGCTTCGGCATAAGGCCAGCCGGTGATGCGGGTGAGCAGATCCATGCCATTGCCGCCCCCGCCGGCGCCATCCTTGCCGCCGCACTGGTTGCAGAACCAGGAGCCGGTGCCGTCCTTGTCGTCGAAGCGGTAGCGATCACTGCCGCCGCAGCATGGGCAGGGCTGGTGCTTGTCGGTCAGCTGATCCGCGGACAGCCCGCCCAGCGCCGCCAGCAGGTCCGGCCACCTGCCGCGGGTGAGGTCTTGAATGGTCATTGCTTAAGTGCCCGCTCCAGCAGCACGCGGATCGCCGTTGCACGCGACATGGCATCACCACGCCAGGCATCCAGCCGCCGCAACAGCTCAGGCGTCAGGCGCACGGGTGTGGGATGGGCAAGACGCATCAGCTCGCGGTGGGGGCTTGCGGACTGTAGCCGCCGCTGCTACGGTCAGCAAGTCTTGCACCCACGCGACGCGCTCTGTATGATTCACGCACGCGGCACGTCCAACGCGACAGCCGCGCCTAACACAGTCCCCGCCATTCGGCGGCTATTCCATGGCTCCTGCCATCGCAATGCCTGTTTACTCAACCGCCGCAGCTCCCCTGGAGTTCTCCGGTTACAGCCCTGATCAAATCTCCGAAATGCTGTCTAAGCGTTTTGGTATGCACGAGTTTCTACTTAACAACGGCGCCACTCGCCCGTACATCACTACTGGCAAAAAACCAAACCTGCCTGGATGGGTGCTTTACCTGTTTGAGCACGAAGGCCGAGATACCACCATCCCAGTGATTTGCGTTAACGGCGACCTGTCAGAGCGATCGGCAGCTGCTGGGCTGGGCAAGTTGAATGAGATCCTGTATCCCGTTTTTCATCTCAAAATCGAACGGGTTAGGGGTGTCGGCAACGAGCTGACCGATCGCATCCGCCTGTCGTCGGTTGATGATGCCAAGGCTGCGACCGATGAGTTCCTCGACAAGTTCCGTAAGGCTCAGCGGGAGTATGGCCGCACCTGCGAAGCCTTTGCCCAGGTAGATCCTGAACGTGCTCGCCTGTTGATGGATCAGGCCATTGAGCAACGGCTAGCTGCTGGCGCTTGGTCTGACAAGGACGCGGCTGACATGAACAGCTTCCGCCGCGCACTTGCCCCCGCTGGCAACTAAAAAACGGCCCGGCCGGGAAGGGCATTCCCGGCCGGGCCACTTTGAACAGTCCACCCCAACCATACCGCAATGGCTTCAGATCTGATGACAAGAGACGGCGAGCTTTTAGCCGTTGATCGGTCTGCCCCTGGCATTGAGCGCATCATTGCGCGAGTTGTCAATATCAACGTGCTTTGTGATGCAGTTCACCGCGAGATCCTTTTGCTCGGCAAGGAGCTTTCGGATTGCAAGTGGTCTGGCGACTACCTGCTTGATCCAAAGTGGGACGATCCAAAACACAAAGGCAAGACCCGCACCTGGAACTACTGGCTAAGCGATGTTCGTCCGTTCAGCTTACGCACAGGCAATCGAGAAGCACAGATTGACGAGAAAGTCGCCGCCAATCTGATGGCCTATTCATCCTGCTATGCCACGCTGGCGGCGGAAAATCGCAAGCGCAGCGATCAAGGTATGCTGCCGCTGCCGCTGCCAACAAATCACTCGCAGATCGAGCCTTATCAAGGCTTGTTCACGCGCGTTGATGACTGGTCCGCTGATTTGGAATGGTCTGATGACGTGAAGTCGGTGGCTCATAGCAATGCCATTCGCGACACTCAACCTCCCTACGCAGAGGATCAATCTCAGTTCCTGGCGAAGTGGGAACAAATCTGTGCGACGCTGCCTGTTGATAAGCGCCAGACCAAAGATGGGCTGATGGCGCCACCGCCGCGAGACTTCAGCCAAAACTACCTGACGCGCGAGCGGGAGATTGCGCGAAAAGAGCGTGAGGCGGCAGAGGCTAAGAACGAGCCAGTAGATGAAGAACAGCCTGCACTGGTGGTTGGGCAAGAAAAACAATCAGGCAAGACCGCTGCAAGCGGTGCCAGCACAAAGCCACCGAAGCAACCCAAGAAATCGCAAGAGGAGCTGGAGGCCGAAGCGCACGAGGCTGCATTGCGTAAGGACATCATGGACTACCGCAACGACCTACACAACTTGCGGGTCAGCGCCGATGCGCTTGAAGCTAGGTTGAAAAATATCCTGGCTCGCTCCGGTGATGGTCGATTGGCGGAAATGAGGGGCAGGACGGATCTAGGTGTTTACTCGGTTCGCGATGACATGAACCTGTTGCGGGGAGCCGTGGAGGCATGTCAACGCATTTATCGCTTGGCGACTGAGCCATACGTTGCGCCTCAGCCGATCAGCCGTCGTGAGGTTGATCCATCTACTGCATCTGTTGACGTAGAGGCCGTGGCATGAGCGATTACCAGGCATTTCTAGATCAAAAGCAACACACCGGCGCTGATCATGGCTTCGAGCCAGTGTTCATGCCGCCGCAGCTTTTCGACTTCCAGCAGGCCCTCGTGCAGTGGGCCGTGCGCAAGGGCCGTGCCGCGATCTTCGCGGACTGCGGCTTAGGTAAGACCGCCATGCAGCTCACATGGGCTGAGAATGTAGCCCGTCACACCGGTCGCCCGGTGCTGATCCTGACCCCACTGGCAGTCGCTGCGCAAACCATCCGCGAGGGTGAGAAGTTCGGCATCGAGTGCCACCGCTCCAGCGATGGCAGCGTGCCAGGTCGGATTGTGATCACCAACTACGACAGGCTCCACCTGTTTGATGCGGCTGATTTCGGTGCGGTTGTCTGCGATGAGTCGAGCATCTTGAAGTCGTTCAACGGCTCCACCAGAAAGGCGATCACTCGCTTCATGGCCAAGATGCCGTACCGGCTGTTGTGCACGGCAACAGCTGCGCCGAATGATTACACCGAGCTGGGCAATTCATCTGAAGCGCTGGGTGAACTGAGCTACAGCGACATGCTGCGCCGGTTCTTTGCACAGCTGGATGACAAGGGCCAGAAACGCGAAGAGCGCCTGCAAGAGTCAGCCGAAGCGATGATCAACGCCAACGCCAACTACTACAAAAAGCTGGCCTTCAGGGTGTCGCAGACTATCGGCCAGTGGCGCCTCAAGCATCACGCCCGCGAACACTTCTGGCGCTGGGTGGCCAGCTGGGCTAGGGCCTGCCGGATGCCGTCTGACCTGGGCTTTGCCAACGATGGCTTCATCCTGCCGCCGCTGGTCGAGCGCGATCACATCATTGCACCGGCCAGCCCGCCGGAGGGGATGCTTTTTTCGATGCCGGCCTTTGGCTTGGCGGAAGAACGCGAGGAACGGAAACGCACCATTCAAGAGCGATGCGAGTTTGCGGCACAACTGGTAGACCACGACCGCCCTGCCGTGATCTGGTGTCATACCAACGCCGAAGGCGACTTACTGGAGCAGCTCATCCCAAGCGCTGCGCAAGTTGCTGGCCGCACGCCAGACGACCGAAAAGTAGAGCTGTATGAGGCCTTCGGTGATGGTCGTCAGCGGGTGCTGGTGATCAAGCCGAAGATTGGCGCTTGGGGCCTGAACTGGCAGCACTGCGCCCATGTGGTGACATTTGCCAGCCATAGCTACGAGCAGCACTACCAATCGGTTCGCCGCTGCTGGCGGTTCGGCCAGCAGGGCACCGTTCACCTTGACGTGATCGCCACTGAAGGCGAGGCCAGAGTGCTCACCAACATGCGCAGCAAGGCTGAGCGAGCGTCCGCCATGTTTGAAGAACTGGTGGCGCAGATGAACAATGCAACCACGATCAAACGCACCAATCTCTACACCACCACACCGGCACTCCCGCAATGGCTGTAAAAGATCAACTGCTGACCGACCGCTACGCCATCTACAACGGCGACTGCATTGAGGTCATGCAAGGACTGCCCGATGCGTCGGTGCATCTCACCGTCTACTCCCCGCCGTTTGCTGGGCTGTATCAGTACAGCAGCGATGATCGGGACATGTCCAACTGCCTAAACTACGATGAGTTTTTCACGCACTACGGCTATTGCCTGGATGAAATCCAAAGGGTGATGATGCCCGGCAGGATTTCGGCGGTGCATTGCATGGACATTCCGCTGAGCAACGCCGGCTGCGATGCCATGTTTGATCTACCTGGCCGGATCATCCGAGAGCATGAGGCCCGAGGGTTTGCCTATGGCGGTCGTCGGGTGATCTGGAAGGAGCCGCTGATGGTGCGCAATCGCACCATGATGAAGAGCCTCCATCACAAGACGCTCTGCGAAGACTCAACTCGCAACAGCATCGCTAACGCTGACTACCTGCTGATGTTCCGCCGCAAGGGCGAGAACCCGGTGCCCGTAACCCATGAGGTCGGACTGATGCACTACAGCGGTGAGCGCACGGTGCCGCATGACCTCATGGGCTTTCGCGGCATGAAGGGTGATCAGAAAAAGAATCAGTTCAGCCAGTGGATCTGGCGGCAGTATGCCTCCAGCGTTTGGGATGACGTGCGGATTGACAACGTGCTGCAGTTCCGCGGCGCCAAGGACGGCGAAGACGAGAAGCACGTTCACCCGCTGCAGCTGGATGTGATTGACCGAGCGGTCGTGATGTGGAGCAACCAAGGCGA